TGGAAAGACCTTTGACCAAGTTGCCGTGAACAAGATCGTTGAAGAGCGTCTCGCACGCGACCGAAAGAGCCGCGAGATTGATCACAAGCAACAGTACGCAGAACTGGAGACGAGAGTCACCTCTCTTCTCGAAAACGAAGGTATCGTTGGAGAAGAGCGTGACAAGCTCAACACTCAACTCGAAGATGTTCGCAAGCAGTTGCGGACGAAAGATCAACAAGCCGCTCACGAGAAGGGTTTGCTTCAAAAAGACTTCGACGGTCAGTTGAAGACAAAGACAGAAGCCGCCGTGATGTGGGAGGATCGCTTCCGCGAGTCTAGCATCAACAGGTCATTGCAGGACGCTGCCGCTTCCAATGATGCCTATAATGCAAGTCAAGTGGTTGCACTTCTTCGACCGATGACAAAGTTGGTCGAGGTGATGGATGAGGTCACCAACAAGCCTACCGGGGATTACAAGACAATGGTCGATTTCCCCGACCAGGACGAAAAAGGTGATGATGTTATTACGCAAGGCACCCCCGACGTAATCGTAAAGCGATTGAAGGTTCTTAACGATTATGCTAATCTCTTCAAGAGCAACGTTGTTGCTGGGGTTGGTGCTAACTCTGCTACCGGTGGCTTAACACCGGGCGCTGGCGGTCGTGTCGATGTATCAAAGCTGACAACAGCCCAGTACGCGAAACTCCGAAAAGAAGACCCCGCATCAGTCGGACTTTAATCGACCGTTTTATCCCTTTGGGGGTATGTATTCGTAAACAAACAAGTGTACCCGTTCCATGGAGAACAACACGATGAATTCTCTCTACATCAGTGCCCCTGAAGTGGCCTGTTTCGCTAATGACAATGACGCTTTCGTTCCCGAGCACTGGGCAATGGAAGGTTTGATACAGCTTCAAGAAGAAATGGTGGTTGCCAACTTGGTCCACCGTGACTTCGAGAACCAGGTCGCCAGCTTCGGGCAGACGGTCAACACACGTCGACCGGGCGAGTTCAAGATTCGCCGAAAGACTGACGCCACCACAACCCTGGACAAGCAGGACGCCTCGGCGACCAACGTTGCGGTCACGCTGAACCAGTGGTTCTACAACTCTTTCGTTATCAAGGATGGCGAGCAGAGCATGTCCTTCAAGGACTTGGTAGGTATTTACCTGGTGCCCTCGATGCGAACGATCGCCCGCTCGGTCGACCGATCCGTGCTTGGTCACTTCCACCAGTTCCTTTCGACTCCGTCGAACCGGTCCGGTCGCCTGCTCAACTTAGCGGCTGCCACCAGTCACGAGGTCGTGTTGGACGCTCGCGAGAAGCTCAACCGCCGGAATGCTCCTCTGGACGCCCAGCGGCATCTGCTTCTGTCTGCCATGAGCGAGACTGCCTTGCTTCAGAACACAATGTTCATCAAGGCGAATGAGCGAGGCGATGGTGGTGTGGCTCTGGAGAACGCCCGACTTGGTCGTATCCTTGGCTTCAACACCTGGCTTGCCCAGAACGTCCCCTATTGTGATCTTCTGTCCGCCGACATCGTCACCGGAACCCTCACAGGTGCCAACGCCGCTGGCGTCACACCCACGAGTGCTTCGACCGGCGACTGCACAATCACCGGTAAGGAAGCCGTGAAGGGTAGCTACGTCACCATCGCTGGCGACGATCAGCCCAAGTGGATTACCGCCGTGACTGCCACGACGAACACCACGTCCATCACGGTCAATGAGCCGCTGAAGTACGCCAATGAGGCACTCGCCGTTCTCACTCTGTACACAGAGTGGACGATGAAGGCTGAGGTGTATGATATCAATCACGTTGGGATTCTCAACGTTGCCAGTGGTTACACCAACGATCCGCAGGTCGGTCAGTTGGTCTCCTTCGGCGACACGCCTGGCACACGTCACACCTACACCATCATCGAAGTGGAAGACAATGCCTCCAGTGGCGTCGACATCCATCTCGATCGACCGGTTGAGGTTCAAATTGGCTCGGGTGCGACGGCTTTCCCCGGTCCCGCTGGTTCGTTCAACATGGCTTTCCATCGCGAAGCTCTGGCTCTGGTGACACGCCCCTTGGCTGTCCCCGCCGGTGCCCTTGGTGTGATGAGTGGTGTTGCGGACTACGAGAACATCGGGATGCGAGTCACGATGCAGTATGATATCGACGCTGGCGGTACAGTCGTGAATTGCGACATCCTCGCTGGTGTCAGGCAGCTTGACGCCAACCTAGGCGTTGTCATGCTTGGCTAAACCCACTTTTCAAGGCTCGCCTACCGGGACTCCCGGTAGGCAGCCTTTCTTCTTTTCCCTAAGGGTGAAGCCATGGAACTGTTCGCGTATCTCAATGGGATCACCGAACTTGGGTGGATCGTACGGAATCTTGGTCCACTTGTTGGCGTGATCGTCTTTTTCATCTGGCGCGATTATCGTCGCGAAGACAAACTCTTAACCCGTGTTGAAGAGCTTGAGGATGAACAACGTGAAGTCATTCTCCCGCTTGTCAAAGACTGCTCAGCGATCGTGGCAAAGAACACACTCGTGATGGAACAAAACATCAAGGTAATGGAACGCCTGGAACGCCTTTTCGAGCGAAGTCTCACCTAAACGAGGTCGTTATGTATCCTGCCGAACGAACGCTAACGCGGGTCATACACCAGACGCTCTATATGCTGAAGCGCCAGTATGGTGGCACGATTGACATATATACGTTGAATAGCTCAACGTCTGATCCAAAAACTGGTATTGTCACAACAGACAAAAGTGTAGTCCGTGTCAATCGTGCTGCCGTACTTCCGGCTCGTGTAACCCGTGAGGTCAGGAGAAGTATCTCGGAAATCTCAGCAAACAAGATATTTGTAGTTGGTGGTACCTATGATGCCGGTCGACGCATCTTCATTGTCGACAGACAGGATGTCGCAGAAGCTCTCGATTTGACCAACAACGCTTATGTCGTTTACCGCAACCGTAAATACGAAGTTGAAACTTATAGTGAGTTCGAGTTCGAGGCTGGTTGGGTGATAACAGGTCGCGAATTGGTTGGAGAACGTCCGGAGCAAATCTATCTTCTCAGCGCGGACAACCTTCTTGATATCGAACAGGGAGGGGAACATGGCAGCTAATCCAAACTGGGCTCGATGGATGTTTGCTTCAATTGCGTACGTGATGAAGACCCTTGCAACGAGTAACAGCATACCTGTAATCGTTGAGGGTATGGACGACGAAACCGACACCTTCACAGAAGCCACTGATAGAGTAGAGATTCGCATCAGTGGTCCCTACACCAGAGCTTTATCTGGTGGTGAATACCGCATCTATATGGATGTCAATATCCTGCTCACCAGTCGATTTGATGGTGCAGGGAAAAACAGGCACACGATCCTGAAAAACGTGGGTCTCTTTCAAGAGAAGCTGGATAGTCCAATTAGTGTTTACCGGTATGGCAGCGAAGCCGGTGATGACGATTCTTTCCTGGGCTGTTTGATGCCCCGTAAGGGGAAAAATGACACTGTACGTGTCTTACATTTTGGCAAGATTGACCCGACTGACAAGGTCCGTCAGTCAATGGTTGATGCACGGTACGAAATGTATCTGTCACCCTGAGGAGCTTGGATGTTTCTTTACGTCATTACCAACTTGACCAATGGCAAACAGTATGTGGGTATCGCCCAGGATTACAAACGCCGTTGGAGGGAACATAAGTCAGGACATGGGTCGAAGCTCGTGTATCAGGCTATCCGGAAGTATGGTATTGACAATCTTGAGTTTACAGTAGTGTGTGAAGGTACGGAAGATTATGTCAAGGAGATGGAGGTCCGAGCCATACGCATGTTAGGTACAATGGCACACTCTGGTTACAACTTGACGGAGGGTGGAGAGGGCTCGACAGGTTGGAAGCACTCTGATGAAACACGGAAGAAGATGCGTGATAGTCACCTGGGTACAACTGGTCAAAAAATGTCTGATATTACAAAGCAGAAGATAGGGAAGTCCCGCCTCAAATATCAGAGAGGTAAACATCCAAAAGCGACAAAAGTTGTTGTTAATGGGGTTTCCTATGATTGTCTTCGTGATGTAGCTGAAGCTCTTGATGTCAAATACTCAACTTTGTGTGTCTTTCAAAGAGACGTGTTCTCTAAGGTATTTGATTACCCTCCTGAAGTGGAAGAACTGACCATCAATGGTGTTGTCTATGCCAACACAAAAGAGGCTTCTAAAGTATTAGGAGTCTCTTGGACAACTCTATGGGAAGCCAAGAAAAGGCAGGGAGGGTCCAATACATTTGAATACCATGATAGAACATGTCGAGGTCAAAAACATTTCAAAGCAAAAAAAGTTGTCATCAATGGTGTTGAGTATGGATGTATACGAGATGCCGCTAAGGATTTAGGTGTCAACTATTCGACCCTACGAGATGCCCGACGAAGGGCAAAAACTTACACGTTTAGTTACCAAAAGGGGTAAAAACCCCAATAACACTTAATAGGAGGGTTTACCCTATGGCTCGTCTGGAATTGAAAAACACTATCGTGCGCATTCGTGACGGACTTAGTGGATCAGGTGCTATCGACGAAGACACCACTGCCCCAGTTGTAACAGACGCCGCGTTTGATATAAATACGCTGGTCCTAAATGCGGGTGGGCTCGGAACTGATGTGGTTCCGATCGGTGCTCGATTTACTGTTGCTGGCGAGACTCTAACAACACAAGTTCATGTTGTCACCGAGCGGACGCCCTCTGATGGGTTAGCGACCACAACCAACATTGTGTTCTCACCGGCTCTCGGTGCAGGGACATACGTGGATGAAGGTGTTGTGACGTTTGCGCCAATTCAGATTGACATCAAGGTTGGCGACGGAAACGTGACCTACACCGAATCGAGTGAATACGAGTACGATCTCGACCGAGGCGTTCTTGATACTGTCCGAGCCGGTGACGAAGTTCCGATGGATGTGAGTCTTGACTTTGTGTATGAGTACATCACAACTCAGACAGGGGAAGCTGTTTCTCCGATGGATGCTCTGAAGAAGATCGGTGGAGCCGCTGAATGGAGAAGCTCGTCTTCGGATGCCTGTGAGCCATATGCAGTTGACATTGAGGTGGTTCATACACCAATTTGTACGACACAGGCGATCGAGACGACCCTCTTTCCTGACTTTCGATCGGATAGTCGTGAAGTCGACCTAGGTGAAGCAAGTGTTGCTGTCTCTGGTCGTTGTAATGTAACCCAACCCACCATGACTCGTACCGCCCAGTAAGGAGGTGTACTATCTCCAGAATAGAATTGCGCAACACCGTCATAAAATTTTCTGACGGCTACACAGGCTCCGCTGCTGTCGAGGACCTCGCAATTGCAGGGTCTAATACGACTTTGGAGATTGACACGATTGCCAATCTCCCAAGTGCTGTGACAATCCTACCCGTTGGGGTGCGTTTCACAGTTGCCGATATGTCTCCGTTAGTGACCTACACTATCACGGCTGCGAATTCCAATGAGCAACAGACCATTACTCTGGATACACCAAGTAGTGGTAATTACACCCTGACATGGGATGGTGAAGGTCCTACCGCTTCGATTGCATATAACGCATCGGCAGCCGCTGTCCAAGCGGCTCTCGAACTTCTCACCAATATCACTGCTGGCGACATCGTCGTCACTGGTACACCTGGTGTCTCGTACGTTGTTGAATTCAAGGGAACCTACCTTGCCACCGATGTTGCGTTGATGACGATCCAAGATGTTGATCTTGTTGATGCTGGTGCAGAAGCTGTAACCCTACTCCATGATGGTGCGACAACGTGGGAACTGACTTTCACCCCAGCTTTGGATGGTGCTAACTTACCTGTGAATGGTAAGGCTATCACGTTCCTTCCTCAGCAGATCGACATCAAGGTTGGTGACGGAAACGTGACCTACACGGAATCGAATGAGTATGAGTATGACCTCGACAGAGGTGTTCTCGACACTGTTCGAGCCGGTGACGAAGTACCAATGGATGTGAGTCTTGACTTTGTGTATGAGTATATCACCACTGGTACTGGTGAAGCCATTTCTCCAATGGACGTTCTGAAGAACATCGGAGGGGCTTCCGGCTGGGTGAGTAGCTCTGCTGACGCCTGTGAGCCATATGCGATTGACGTTGAGGTGGTTCACACCCCAATCTGCACAACGCAGGCGATTGAGACGACCGTCTTCTCTGACTTCCGTTCTGATAGTCGAGAAGTTGATTTGGGTGAAGCAGCCGTTGCTGTTTCAGGTCGCTGCAATGTGACCCAACCGACCGTGAGTCGGACCGCCCAGTAAGTGAGTAAGTGAGTAAGTGAGTA